CACTTTGAATGTTTGTGGTCCATGTTTTTTCTGGAACTTTGCTTGCTGTTTGTCTAACTGTTTCTTGTTGGCAATTTCACTGCTTTGGCTGTCAAATCCGTGACTTTGTGCTACTTTGTCAAAGCCACTTAAAAATTCTTTGATAGCATCTGTTCTCTGCTTGATGATTTCTGGAACAGGCCCTAAACGATAGAAGCCATCGCCTCCACGTTGTTTCATTTCGTAGTATCTAGAATAAGCAGAACGAATATAATTTTGCATACTGTCACGCAATTGATGTGCTACAGGATCGTCCCACACCATTCTAGCATTAGGTTGTTCAATGCCTTTAACCATATCCATTATTTGTTCTGCGGTGCGTTCGCCCATTCCAAAATATTGGGGGCCATCTCTGTGATGTGCATGTTCGGTGCCTAGTAGATCTTTGTGCTTGTCTCCCATCTCATGATCTTTGGTTTTAACAGCATCAACAAGATTAGTAACTAACTTGGCAATCTCTCTCATGCTATCAATGTACAAGCCTGGATTCTCTTCTCTGATATCTTCCAAGTGATCCCAACGAGTTCGCATCTTGATCATCATTTTACTGAGTGCATTATCTACATAACTGTCGTCAAATGAGGACCTTCTTGGATCATGATCCTTGCTTACAGGATGTTCCCACTCTGGATACTGTTTGAGATGGTCCTGGAATGCTTTTAGTTTTTTGGAGTCTACTGGACTGCCGGGCGTAAACATTGCTTGCTCGCTGTAGCCACCTTGTGTAACTGATTTGTGGAATTCTTTATATTCTCTGCCTCTACGACCGCTGTTTACCTGATCCAGCCAAGACGCGGCATAGTCTGTGGTTGTGTTTGCGGCATCTGCTAACAGTTTTGCAAATTTTATTGCTTGTTGGCCGTCTTGTAATTCACCGCTGTGTACAGCATTCCACATGCCTGTGATCATTTTTTCCACTTGGTTGGCTGTTAAATATTCTGGTTCTTGAACAACTGATTTCTTGAACAGTTTGTCCACACCATTTTTAATTCTACCCAATATCTGTTTGGGTGTTAAATTGCTTCTACTGTTACCAGTATCAATTTTAGTGTGGTGACCATTTATTAAACTGTTCAATTTGTCATAATCTAATTCAAAGTCTTTGAGTGCTGATCTTAATATACCAATGCTTTTTGCATTTGGTGTTGCACGGTTATGTCCTTGGCTAAGATCATATCCTGCTTGTGCAATGGCACCTGCAAAGTTTTCTTGAGCTTTTTTCAATAAATCTTGTAATCTGTCAGCATCAGGACCATCAGTTTCAACATCTTCGTTTGTTTTATTTTTTACAGTATGATATTCAGCAAGTGTGTTGTATGCCGCGACAAGATATCTCAGGTGCTCTACATAATTGTCTTTGCTGAAGTAGTCTTTTAACACATCAACTGCTGGTGCTTCTACATCAGGATTGATTCTGTATTTGACTCGTTCTTCGTCATCTGCACTGATTTTGCCTATGTTGTTGATCAGCCTGTACAATGCTGTTGCATAGTCACGAGTATAAAGTTTATCACTGTATGCTGATTGCATCGTTGTGGCATAACGAATGACTGCTTTTGCTACTTTGGGGAAATCTCTGTGATAGTCATTACCGCCACCAATTCTGAATTCGATCAGTTGATTACCTGTTCTTATATCCGAATCACCTTTGAAATTGATACTGCTAAACTTGTCTCTGCTGATGCCTGAACTTAAAATATCTTCAATTTGTTCTATAGTTTTAGCATCTGGATTTGCTTTTAATTTGTGACCTAACTTTTCTAAATTTTTATATTGGCTTTTAGCATAACTGTTGTTTTCTCTGCCAAATGTGCTGAGTAAATATTTGTCACCCAACAATACTGCAAGTTTAACTGGATTTATTTCTTCTTTTTCTTCACTGTCTAAACTCATGGTCACATGCAAGCCAGTTGAACTGTTGGTGTCTACATCTTGATTTTCTAACCATGCAAATAGGCTTTTCATTTCTTCCAGCATTTTTCTGGGTGTGCTGTACACCGGTGAAATGATCTCAGAGCCTGTGCCATCTGTTTGAATACTGCTGTCATCCTCTACACGCCAGTAATCTTGAGTGGTGTCACCTGCTCTACTGTGATATTCTCCTGCTTGAACTACTTGATATTGACTGTTTTTGTCTGTCCAGTCTGTCAGATAGTCTGCAACTTCTTCTTGGCCACCACCTTCGCCTCCACGGTTTGGATCGTACAAATAGATATCATGCTCACTTAAACAACTAATCCAACTACCGTATTCTTCATTTGCCCAGTAGTCCATATCATACTCTGATCGAGCTCTATCAATAGCATCGTCAAATGCTTCGCCATTTTCGCGGATATCTTCTCTTAACCAATCTTTGTAATCGTCTAATAATTCTTCTTCCACATACTGACGACCCCAGTTCATAAAGTCCCAATCTTCGTATTCTTCTTGGTCTTCTTTTGGTAAGTCATCTAATATGCGTTCTTTGTATTCTTCTATGTCATCTTCGCTAAGTTCATCTTCTATGTACTTGTTGAGATAGTATTCATCTTCTTCGCGGTCGCTAACCATTTCATCAATGATGTCACTTTCAAGTTCCAATGCTGGACCTTCCAGTATCCATTCATTATAACTCTCTTCAACTCTATTGACAGATCTGCTACCTTCCTGATCGTGTATAAAGTCTTCGATATCATACCAGCCATAATCGTATAGCCATTCACCTTCGTCATCATCACTGCTACCATACACATTGTCCCATGAAGTTTCTGCTTCAAAGCCACATTTGATAGGAAGGTCTAATGCCTGCTGTGCAATTTCTTTACTGTTAAAGTTGATTTCAAAAATCAGTTCTTCGCCTTGCTCTCGAAGTTTGTTTTTTCTAACTAATCTTTTTAAACCGGCGCGATCTTTGTTTTTAAATTTTATCCCTGATCCTGACTTTTTAATCAATGTTCCTAGTTTGCCTTCTTCCATAGGCAATTCAATTTCGTCGTCCGGTTGTATTGTATAAAATTCTTTGCTTTTTTGATTTTGCACAATAAGTGCATCTTTGTTTTTTCCTTGTCCAACAGGGCTAACTACTTTAACTGCATTGCCTTTGTCATCTGCAAATTCAAAATCTTTTTCTAATTCACTTGCTTTTGCAATTTTTGGCTGTTGTGGTTGTTCCTGTTCTGGCTCTTTAACATTTAGGCCAGGAGTAGTTGTTGGACTGCCTAAATCTTTTTTAGGTGTTTGTTTTTGCACAGTGGGACTAGCAACTGCATTTGCTTTTGCATTAGCACCAGATTGCTGGCTTCCAACTGCTGTTGGTGTTCCTGGTTTAAGTCCGTATTCGTTTAAAATAGACTGAAATGTTCTTATATCTTTAAACTTCATTATCTGCGCCTATTAGTTGATCTATTTAAACTTTTTACTCTTCTACTTGCAGGGTTCATTCTTTTTGTTCTTTTTGCTTTACGCATCATTCTAGCACCCATTCGTGCTTTAGTTTTTTTCAATGTCAATCTTTTTTTCATGTCAATAGGTTTGTGACATTGACTTGGATTACTTACTACTCTACCTTTGCGTCTTCCACTGGTGCATCGTACTGCACGTTTAACAGTTTTACCCATTTTACGCCAAACCATTCTGGCTTCAATTATAGTATCTTCTGTAAGTTCGTTTAATCTCATAATTACCCAGTAAACATATTCACTATCAATCCAACTAACACTGCAACAAGTGTTGTAAAACTTGTGCCTACAATAGCAACAAGCCAATTTTCTAATTTGTTTAATCTTGTTTTAGTGTCTTCTTTGAATTCACGAAGTTCAGTTGTTATGCTTTCAATTCTCAACATGTCAGCAATAATATGAGCTTCTAAATTATTTGATTCGGCATACACTTGTTTTTCTTCAGACATTGCTTTTGGTTGTGTTTTTTTCATATTATAATAAATCCTGTTTTGTAAATTCCATATTTAATACATTTTTAGTATCTATAGTACCGCTATTTAAAACAATACCGTTTAATTCATCAACTAATGTCTGTACTGTGTGTGCCCCGGGTCTTTCAGTGGCAAATTTAAATATCCAACCTGCACCGGTTAAACTTGGTGCGCCATAATTTTCTAAAAGAAAATTTCCAGTCCCATCTAATTCAACTGGATTATTCATTACAATAGGCATTGCCCTTAACCCAATAACTTGCACAACACTCTCAAAATCTTTTTGAGTAACGTCATTAAAATCATTAGTAACTGTGATGTCTAATTTTGTAAAAAGTGTAAAAAATTCTATGTTTCCTGTTACAACTTCTATAGAGCCCATTGCTCCACTTCTTGTTCCAACCATGATGTCTCCTGTGTATTAGTTGTATTTATCACTATTTAAAATTTTTTAACTAGAACTAGAAGCCAAAAAAAATCCCCACGTAAGTGAGGATTTTTAATGTTACTTTTGAAGTAAACTTATGCTACGATGTAATCACCGCTTGTTACTGTTGCGTTTGCACCTAGTACACTTACAACTGAAGCCTGGATTGCTGTAACGTTTGGTTGACCTTCAACTGCCACGTACATAACTCTTGCGTTTGCAGAGTTGATGATTACTGGAGTTGCATGTAAAGCGATTGCTTGTACTACTTGCTCACCTGGGTCAGCCGCGCCTGCTGTAAAACCAAAGTTGCTGATGTCATCAGAACCGTCTACTTCGTCTACGATAAGGTGTGTTAAAGAACCGACAAGTAATTGTCCTTCTGCTACACCACCATTTACTCTTGATAATGCCATTTTAATTCTCCTAAATTGGTCTTTGCATGTTTGTGGTCTTTAAACCACCGCCTTTTAAGTTATCTAAACATGCTCTGGTTACTAGTATTTATGAAAAATAATGATTTTTTAGGGTTTTTAGAAAGGATAATATGCTGATTATCTACGTGATTTACGGTATTTGTTGCCCATTTGCATTACTTTATCAAGTTTACCCGCTAAATTATCACCAATATCCATGCCACTACCTACTGCTGTGTCCATACTTGTTAAATCTGGTACAACATCGCCCATTGCCTGTTTCAGTTTATCAGAAACTTTACCTCTGGTTCTCAAATGACCGTGCGTTCTATCCTGCCAACCTGCTTGACCTGCAGGTTGTTGCACTGAAATAGATTTGTTATCATCGTCTGCACCGTATGTCATGTTAGCACTTGTAGATTTAGCAGTTGTGTTGTTTCGTTTTTTCTTTTTTGCTCGATATTCTTCTAAAGCCATTGATATTGCATCAGTAGGGCTAACTCCGCCGGCGCCAAATATTGCTTTTCCACGACTAGCAACATAACTTTTTGCCCCAGAATCAAAATGTTGTCCGGCAACTTTTAACCATCCAGTATAAGCATTGTCAAATCTCTTGTATTCTTCTGGAGAGGCCGCTTCATGTATGATATCTTTAATTAGCATAAATGTATTTATCTAAAAACTCATCATGTTCTTGTATTTCTGTTTTAAATTTGGTTGTTGCTGGATGATATAGTAAAGTTTGATTTTCGTTTGATGCATTAGATTTTTTTCCAAATGCTTCTATCTCTTGTAATTGTTGTTCTGATTCCCATAACCAGTTAAATTTATTATACATATATTCACTGTTATTTAATCGTAGATGATCCAAAGCAATTATATGTAAATTATTTGCACCGCAACATTGTTTTTCACAAACACTTTTTGTAAAAGATGTTAAATTACTGTATTCTTTTATTGTTTGCTCAAACATCTGAAATATTGTGGTTTCACTCTCATTTGAATAATTTGCATTTTCTAATCCTGTATAACTAACATAATTGGCCAGTGATTCCACTGTTTCAACTATTGGCCTGAAACCTGTTATAATGTAAACTGTTTTAAATTTCATTGACATATTTTTAAAAAACAAAAACATTTTTTCAGGATCCATAAAATGTAAAAAATTAGGTCTAGTTACATATAAATATTCAGTCAGTGTATCATCCTTTAATCTATGCTCAAATCGTTTAAAGAAATTGTCAAAAAGAATTTCAAAAGAATAATATGAGTTGAAAAAACTTTCCAAAAATCCAAAACCTTCTCCTAGATGTAAACCATCTTCTTTTAATAACATTTTTTGATTTTGATAAACAGCCGGTGTTATTTTATTATCATTCAATCTTTGTAAATGTTTATCTAACATTTCAAAAGGATTTACCGGCATTATTTTTTGCCTAATATGAAGAGGAGACTGATGAAATAAGTCGTACAGATATGTAGTGCCAGTTCTGCGTGGTCCTATATGTAAAATAAAATTATATTTTTTTTCTTCCACTAGCCCAATATCCTGCTACTGCACCAATTCCTGCACCGCTAACTGAGCCAAGTTTGCCTTTGGTAAGTTTTGGAAGTACTTTACTTCCTGCATAGGCTCCAATTGCTGTTGCCGCCGCACGTTTTAATGTATCTGATTTTTGTGGTAAAGGTTTAAGTTCTCTTCTTGTACTCATTGAACTTATGTGTGTGAAAATTTCACTACCCCTACCTTTTGATCTAATATTTTGTAATAATTTACTTATAATCATCTGTCTTTGAGAAAATTTTAAACTTTGCCATTCAACTATCAATCTTCGCATTTGTTTAAATATTGGATTTTCTATTTTTAATTGTGTTTCTAATCTAAATAAAAATGTAGTTGCATCACTTTTGCTTACAGCATCTTTTGCAAGTCTTTGCATAAACATGAAATGCTTTCTGTTTTGAAATGATAGGGATTTTAATAGAGATCTATCCGAACCAGATATTTTTAAATTACCGTAATCTGGATTATTGATTACAAATCCTAGTAGATATAAATCTGTTGCGGCTGTTCTAAAAACTGCATATGGTCCATATTGACATGTTTTAGTTGCATATGCAATGCCATAATCATGTTGTTTATTGTCTAGAACAAACATGTATGTAGATAATGTTTGCAAATAAAATAAATCGGCAATATCTCTGCCAGACAATCTCGAAAAACTGCCTGTAGTTCTGTACAGTCTACTTTCTGCGAGCTCTTGATTTATAAGTTTAAATTCGTACATTATGCTCCCGGTTTGCCTGAACCAAAGTTTAATCTACTAAACTCTAATCTGTCTACTAATTTAAGAGCATTACCCATTCTGTCTACAGCAACAAAACCTTCCTCGCCGGTTACTTCTAATCCTTTATCGCTTTGAATGAAAGTTCCTATCTGTCTAATTTGTTCTAATTTTTTAACAATTTTTACTTTTGCTTCTATAATTTTTAAATATAAATCATATACTGCTACAATACCAGGTACATGTTCTTTGATAAATTTCACACCTTGTACCATTTTAGCAGTTTTAGCATCTATACTTTTTTGCGTTTTAACTTTACTGATTTCTTTTGTCATAAAATCTATATACTTTTGTACAAAACCTTGTGCAAATTTTGTAGGCTCATCAAATGATCCTTGACGTACTTGATTGTTTGCATGTGCTTTTAATTGTTGTAAGAAATCTTTGCCTATTAAATCAGTGCCTTTTTCTAACCAACTGAATGTGTCAGCATCTATACTTTTTAAATAACTATCTGCCTCACTTATAGTATTCAATAAATCGTTACTTTCGTCTTTAGTAAAGGTTACAGTACCACTTAAATCTTTTATTCTAGCATCTCTGTGCCATACTCCATTGGCTTGACCTAACACACTGCTGTCAAAACCAAATTTAGCAGTTGTGTCTGCTAGTGTTGGACCGCCAACATATTCTGTGTGCCACACAATACCGAATCTTGCATTTTGAATTTGTTTACCTAACTCGCTGTCTTTTGGTACAGCATATGTGATTGTGTTTGGTTTAAAAACTATGTGGGGTTCGCTATCAATGTTTATTTCTTTAATATCTTCTTGACCAGCAAACAGCATGTCACCTTGTGCAACTGTGTCCCAATTTAATCTACCTAAAAATTTTAATGCTAATTTTAATTTATCTCTTAAACCACTAGCATCTTTATCACCTTGATCAGCATGATTACGTTCAATGTCTTGAGGGGTAAAGTTCAGTTTAGGTTTTTGTGCAAACACACCTTTTGTGCCTACAAAAAATTTACCTGTTTGTGGATCTTTGCCGGCAATAATAGCAGGAGCACCGTCCCATTTGGTTGTCATACTAACAGGTGCTTTGCTGTTTCCTTCTAACATTTGATGTAAACTGTATAGATAGTCTACGGCTTCTTTTGCACCTGCAAAACCTTTATTAAAGATATTGTCTTCTAAATGTTCAAGGTGAGTGTTTTTGCCTTCTTTGGCTTCTAATAATACACTTTCTGAAAGTAGTTGAGTAACAAGTGGTTTCGAAATTTCTACAAATTTCACTTTAAACTCCTGCTAATACTTTGTATTCAAATAACTCTAAATCTTTTTGGGGTATTAAAACAACATCTGATTGTGATTCTGTAATAAGAACTTTGTAACCTAATTGTTCCCAAGTAATGCCAGCATATTCTAATACTTTATTTACATGTTCAAATGATTCTCTGCTCATACTTCTTGCTACTTTAACAAGTTCTTGATAAGCAGGACTTTGTTTGTCCATTTTAGTTCTTTTTAGCATAGCAGGTAATGTTGCGGCATAATTACTGATGTCAACATTCTGAGATTTCATTTGAGATAATCTATCAACAAATTGTTGTGCGGCTTGCTCGTCGCCACTCATAACCTTTTTTTGTAAGTATGTTAAATCTGTTTTTGCTACATTTGCTACTGCTTTCTTATCAGTGGGTTGATCTGGTTGAGGTTTACTTCTCAATAAATTGCCCATTGCTCTACCAATGCCTGCACCTGCTGTGGCACCTGTTCTCTTCCACACATTGGCATTTGGGTCTGCTTTAGTTTTGGTTGCAAGTTCGCCGCCAATTGCTTGGTTAAACTTAGATTTTAATTTATCAACAAAACCCTGTGGTTCTTGTCCTTTATTAGCATAATACTTATCTAACTGTTTTGCTTGACTGGATGTTGGACTTAAATGAACAGCACCTTGTGCTGGTTGTTTGGTTTTTGGGTCAACCTCAATCCAGCCCTGTGCGGAATTACTAAAAGTTCTACCGTCTGGTAATTTTATTTCTGACGATTGATAATCTCTAGTAGCGGCTTTTTGCCTTGCCATTTGAGCAATTCTGCCCATAGATTGAACAGCACCTTGCTGAAAGTTTCGCTTTTGTTTGTTTTTTAGAAACTGTTGTCTTGCCCTACTTTGAGGTGCTTCATTTATCTCGTTGATTCTCATCGGTGCTCTCTTTTACAATTTTCTTTATGCCTCGTGAAAATTTCATATAGTCACCGCTTTTGAGACTGTTTATAAGTCTACGCTCTAGATCTAGTGCAGTTTCGTTGTCATATAGCTCATACAATGTTTTTTTGATATTTGCGGCACTAGAAACTAAATGCTCTACACGATTTTCAAGAATATGGTGTTTATTCCTATCAACACTGATAGAATTTAACTCTTCTAATATACTTCTTGTTTTTTTCACAGCATTTATTCCTTAATTACACATATTTATCATCTACATGTCGTTTTTCTTTAAGAACTCTCGTATGCCTAATGCCTGACTAACTGTATTTTCAGCAGATGGCTCATCTGCCTTGATACTGTTACTACGTTTTAGTTGATCAACTAATGATGATGTAGTTACTGTCAATGCATCCTCATCATCGTCATCTAGATCTGATACTCGTAACGTATCTGGGTTAAATTTTAGATCAACTTTACTGCCAACACCACTACTAGAACGTGTTTTCATAAACTGTATTTGGTACCTGCCACGCTCTCGCATTGCATTACTTGTAAAAATACCCACAACATTATCTGCTGTTTGAATTTTACTGATACCACCTGCAATATGATGGTGGTCGAATTCTATCTCTTCTACCGCACCTCTGTTCAACTGAGATGCTGTTACTAATAATAGTCCTTTTTCGACTGCTAAATTTCTCAATTCTTCAGAAACATATTTGTCCTTGATAAACAGATCTCCTGGGCTGACTCTAGCACTAATTGGCATCATGAGATCCAAGTAGTCAACTAACAGTGCATCTACTTTTACATCTGCATTTATTTCATATTCTCGAACAAATGCTCTAATATCATTAGCAGTTACACCATTAGGCATCTGTTTAACTCTAAACTTACCTGCACCTTTGCCTTTCATACGCACTTTGAGATCAACATCATCCATGTTTTTCATAATCTCTTTAGTACCGAATTCACTGACCATAGCATCAAGACGCATACTGATAAGTTGTTCACTAAGTTCTAATGATACATAAACAACATTTAATCCTGCTAAACTCCAGTTTACGCCCAAGTTTTGTAAGAACAAACTTTTACCTGCCCCTGAGCCTCCTGCGAATATTGTTATTTCTCCTCTGTTCAGACCACCGTAAAGTTTTTGGTCGAACATTTTCCATCCTGTTGGTGTTGCACCTGCTTGGTTTTTTATCCACTGTAATCTTTCCTTTGGATTTTCGAAATAGTCTAAACCTAGATCTTTTACAAGTCCTACTTGACTTGCTTGTTTAATTTTATTTTCTACAGCACCATAATCTTGTTTTTCTAACAAGTCGGTACTGTCTAATATGGCTTTTTCTAGTGCTTTGTGTCTACAAAAAGTTTCAAAACTATCCAAAAACCATTCAATATGATTATCAGTTATACCGTCTACACGTTCTAAGTCTATATTTGTAGTTGCACTAATTTGATCAATGGTAGGAATACTGCTATATTCTTGAGAATGTTGTTTTAGAAATTTAACAGTATCTTGATATTTTCTGTTAAACATATATGGTTCAACAATATTATTTACCCTCACAAATAACTCAGGGTCACTTATAATAAAACGAAGAAATAATTCTTGAATTTCTTCTGTGTATTCTTGTCTATCCATATATTTTCATTGCTCCTTCATAGAGAAACTGTGCTAATAATTTATGACCTTTTTCGTTTGGATGGTGATCATCATGGCTAACAATTAAATCAGGATCACCATCCAAAAATCCTGCAAAAGAAATACCAGTCCATTTGGTTTTGTCTATACACTTTAATAACATGTTTTCTAATTGTGTTTTTTGAGGATTATAAAAGTCTAAAAATTTGTTACTAACAACATGTTCTTCAGGTGACATAGTAGTAAAGTAAAATTTTATATTATTCTTTAAAAAATAGTTCTGTAAGGTTAAAATATTTTTAAGCAAATGTATTTTGTAATCAGTTGTACTCCATAAGTATAACATTTCTTGAGTTGCCGCGTCTACGAATTTATCATTATTTTTTACTTCTAAATCACATATCATTGTAAGGCTTGATTTTGGGACATTATTTAAAATTTGATTTGGGTAGTCTATGTATGTTGTTAAACCCACATAATCATTTATAGACTTGTTATACACTTCTTTTCTATACTGACTGGTCCACTGAATTATAACAATATAATCACTCATGTCATTACTTTCACAAAAATCTATAGTAGTCCGAACAATTCGATCATTACTTCCGCCGCCTAATGATAAATTAGTAACGTCATCAAACTTATCACTTAATTGTGCTGGCCAGGCAATACTCATAGGTGGAAGTATTTGGTTATTTTTGTCTCTTGGTGTTTGATGACCATAAGTAAAACTACATCCATTTGCTAAAAGTTTCATAGCATACCTCTTTGTTTCATTTCTCGTAGTATTGCATCTCCTATTAGTTTATGGCCAAGTTTGTTGGGGTGACCATCTGTATCACTTACTTTGTTTTTATCCATGTAGAATGTTAAAGGTTGTTTTGACCACAATGATAAATCTAAAGATTTTTTTAAATTTAATTCATACTTAGTAGGTCTATTATCTATGTCATCGAATGACATACCGTTTGGATTAGAGCCGAGATGTCCAAAATAAGACATAGATGTAAACATAAAAGGTATGTTTTTTTGTTTTAAAAAGTTTTCTAAAAGAAATACATTTTTATAATATTGAACAAACATATCATTAAAAGATTTTACAAATAATGTTTGATTTTCTGCGGCAGATATAAAATTTTTATATGCAGTTGTTTTTTTAAATTTAGAAATATATTTTCCATTATCAAAATGAACAGTGTATTTTGAATTTTTTGATTGCTCTTTAACAGATTGTGTTAAGTTAGTCTGAGATAAATTACATACTCCAGCCCAATCTTTTACTAAATCTACATATACTTCATAACGCAACGGTGACGTCCACTGAATAACAGCAACATGATTTTGTCGAGGTTTAGAAAAATACTCCATTGTGGTTCTCAAAATACGATCATTACTGCCGCCTGCTAACGCTGAAATAATCACATCATCGAAATGGTTGCGTATTTGGTTTGCCCAAACATATTTTGCAGGAGGGTTTAATTGGCCTTCTGTGTTGTGTACTTCGCCATGGCCCCTAGTAAAACTGCAACCGTTTGTATAAAGTATCATAGATATCTACCCACTAAAAATCCTGCTAAAAATACAAGCCAATCAAATACAAAATGCATTATAAATGAAATAGCAAATATTTCCTTCCAATGCTCTTTACAAATGTTTAACCATTCTGCAAATTTTCTCATAACATTTTTGCCTGTACTTGAATTTTAATTTTATTGTTTGATGCATTCTGTAAAATACTTTTTAAAGTTAAAAGTCTACCATACTTAACAACTGCATCAGCCGCATCTTTTATACCATCCTTCCACGGAGGAAAACTTACTTCCCATCCTAATTCAACTGCTTGTTCTATGAGTTGCTTACCGGCTCTGTCTCTGTCTGGGCATAAAATTACACGTTTATTTAATTTGTCAATTAAATGTGCCTGCTCTGGTGTAACACCGTTTCCTAATACACTAATACCATCAACAAGGATAGCATCAAAAACACCTTCTGTAACTATTACAAAATCTCTATCACTATCAACAAATTTATCTATATTAAAAACATAACCACTTTGCATATTAAGCAAATATTTTGGCGTTTCTTTGTCAGGTGGATTGATATGTCTTCCGGTCCAGCCAACTAATTCATCATTGTACATAAATGGCACAACAATTCTAGATTTATACAAATTGTTATCAAAGTGCAATAACGGATAAACACCTAAAAGTTTACGTGATAATGCATATTGTTTTACAGCATGATTGTCTGGCAGAGATTCGATTAAATTGGCGTCTTTAGGTAAGTTTACAACATCAAATGTAGATGCACTATACACATATGCATCTGTTTCTTCTATATTAAGATCGTCTGAGTATTTAAGCAAATTAAATACAACCTCCTGGATGTCTTTTTGAGATGCACCTAAAGTTTCTACTAATTTTTTATACCTAGCACCTAATCTAGGTGTAGGTGACCATCCAGTTGTATAATTGCAATTAAAACAATGATAACTTATTTTTGAACTGTTTTGTATAACTCCACCACGTTTACGTTTATCAGTACACATAGGGCAATTAAATGTAATCCAGCCACTAGGAGTTCTACCTGCACTTAACGGTATTCGATCCATTAAAAGTCTATGTACTTGTTCTACTAATTCGTGGTGATGCATAGTATTATTATAGCATCTTTTAAGGAAAAGTCAACTAATTTCTTAGTTGTATTTTATCAACAGTGCCAGATACTTGATCATATTTAACTCTAATCCAGTTAGTATTTACTTTAAAGTTAAATGGATCAACTCCATTAAAGGCAGAACTATATGGTATTCTTTCTTGTCCAAAGTCACCTTGTACATTTATATTATACCAATCAGTTTCCTGTGTTGGTACAGTTGAAATAGGGCTACCTTGTACCCAAACATTACCAACAAAGTTTGTCATATGGATAGCAATGGTATGCTGACTATGATTGAAATTACTATCTTGATTGCCATACATTGCAGAAGTTACAAAAGTGTTTGATGTATCACCTAGGTCAACATTTGCAGTTTGAAAAAAGGTTTCAGTTTCTTGTGTAGGTATGGGTTCATATTCTAAGTTGTCTCTGACTTCTAAATCTGTAATAATTCTATCGTTTTGGTTAGCATACAAAGGATATTCAGTAACACCATTGTCAGCACTTTCAGTAATTGAAATTTGATAAAGACCTTTGGGTAAATTTGTTATATCGCCAACCACTAAATCTAATTTTGCTTCTCCAGTAGAGCCACTATTCACTAACGTAAGTTGTTTATGTAACACTCGTCTTTTTGTTATTGGATTTACAATATTTGCAAACAGTGTTTTACTGCTTAAATTTTGTAAAACCCTATCGCGGTTTCTCACAAAAAAGTTTAATGTATTGTTAAAGCCTTTGTGTATTACTAATTTTTTCTGATTCATAGGTCTATTATCCACTTTAATGCCTTCACTGGTAAGTACCAAATCTAAATTTTGGTTGTCATTTAATTTATATAACGTATGACTACTACCATAAGACATATTATTTTATCCAATCTTTGTAATGTATTTATCTTATTTTATTATAAATATCTACAATGACTAACGAAAACAAATTACAAGAAAAATTTCCGTTTTTGACAGGCATTAGATACAACGACACAGAATATGTTGGTATTGTCCAAAATACCGATAATCAAATTATTAGTTTCTACGATGTAGACAGTTGTAAATCTGATACTGAAAAACAACTCATATTAGAATACGGCGATTTATGGTGGTGGGAAAGTAATCGAATATTGCCAATAGACGTATTCTTATTTCAAGAAATGCAAACTTTTAGACATTGTGTAAAAACATTTATATTAAAAGAAACAGAAATTATATTTGGACCCACCATTAGCATGCAGAATATACTTAAGAAAAGAATAAAAAGAAGAAGTATTCAACTTGTTAAAAAAGTTGACTAAACAGACTGCTCACAAATTAAATTTAATTGTACTATAATTGCTAAAGCATACCCAATAGCATGACTGCGTTTAAAAAAATACTCGTCAGTTTTTTCCCAAACTTCCTTTTCGATAACTTCCCATGTATTGCCAACTAGGTATCTTTTACCTGGTCTAATCATTGCAAGTATCATTGCAAGTTGATCTATACTTTTTGGAGGATGTTGTTTTACAAGTTCCCAATGTTTATTGATATGAAACAGTTGTTCAACTACTTCTTGGTGTTCGAACAATTCCCACAAGGGTTCAGTTTTAATCAATTTATCTAAATGTGCTTCATTGTCTACACTTTCATAGATATGGTTGTTTAACACATCTATTTTAAAATATCCCAACTCTTCTGCTTGTTTATGATCTATTGTGCTAAACCCTTCAATGGGGAAACTAGGTATTGGTTGTAAATACACACCTGTATTATGTTTTTCGTAACTGTTTTCACGTTTAATACTTGCAGGAACATAATCGATAAATTTTAACAATTTATCTCTGTCTGCCATATCTATATCTACGTCAAAATCAATCTTCATCGTCGTCACTGAAAAGAATACTCCATTTGAGCAGTTTTTCTCTTTTTACTTTCATTCTATCTTCTATTTGTTGTTGTGTAACTACTCCACTCATTTTTAATATCTCAATCATGGTCATTACATCACCAACTTCATCACGCAAATTTTGCAAATATTTTTCTTTGCCACCACTACGAATCATTTTACTACAGGCTTGGCTCAGCTCTGCACACTCTTCCATGGTGATTAAATACATTTGCTCTTTACGTTTCACTTTGACCTCTTATTTCGTCTAGCATAATCTGAGCATCGAACATTTGTTTTAATGCATTTTCATCTTCTAAGTTTTCTATAACTTTTATAATAGCATTAAGTTTCTTAAAAGTCAACTCATCAATTTCAGTATTACCTATTTTCATAGTTGGTTTTATAGGAGGTATAGTAATATCAGATAAATCTATACCAGTTACAGTTATATTATCTCCAGTCCACATTGTGTCCATAGTATCACATGTGGTGTTTACAGTAATTGTGCCGGAAGAAGTTGTAGTGGTATAATTATCTAGTGTAAAATTATAATCAAGCCAATCATTACTTGTACTCATAATTCCTTACCTTTAAATTCTTCTGCTAATGGAAATATATCTGAAATAACATCTGCTACTGCCCATGCAATTTCCATATGCTCTTTTTGTGTGCCATTAGCACCACGCAATTCAATATAGTGTATCCAACTACGCAACGTACCGTTCACGTAAAGCCTGCTTAACGTGTTTCCTTCTGGTAGCACTGCTCTGGCCTGCTCTTTGGCAATACCGTTGCTTACAGCGAACTTATATGCGTCTAAGGCGGTGTTTATAACTGCTCTTTGCTTGTCTTCCCACATTGCTTGTAACTCTACATCATCAGTTTCTACACTGTTTTGTCTATTTTTAGGATCTTGTAATCGTGCTTCTCTGATTTCAAATTCTAAATCCTGTGTGGGATCTGCATACCGTTGACTGAACTCTTGGAAACTAAAACTTCTATGTCTTAGAATCTGCCTTGCAATGTCTCTGGTTGTTTCAATTTCTAAACATGCTGACACCATTTCAAGTGGTGACCAATGTTTGTGTTTCATCAAATACTTTACAAGTTTCTCACTTGTTTCTTTGTTGTTCTGATTATCCGGATTACTTACTCTTGCACAGTAAGCCACTAAATCCAGTGCTGACTCATTGAAGTCAGGTGCTTGACTGTGGCTAATTACTTTAACTTTCATCTTAGATTTCCTTTTATCCATTCTTTATTAAAAGTGTTTTTATTAAAGGCATCTGCTACCATTTCATGACCTTCTTTATCAAAATGAGATGCCAGTGATACCCAATTTCTTTCTTGCGACATTTTTTTCCATGCAGGTACGGATCCAAATGTTTCTTTAATCAAGTCCCAAGTGTCTACCCAATCAACTGAGAGACAAAGATTACTGTTTAATGTAGAATCTGTAAATGGGAAATGTGCAAATAATAATTTTACATTGTGTTGCTTACAAATTTCTTTCATAAATGCTAGACTAGTATAGAATCTTAGATACATTTTATACATTGGATCATTATAAAATTCATTATCATTTATGCCAACAAAAATTTTACCTTCATCATCAACTGTTTTTTTAACACTGGTGCTTTGACCTACTTCTTCTGGCCAGTAACCACGTTGATGATCTGGTCTATGTGCTACCCATGCTTGAGTACCAAGTCGTTTAACAAAGGGATCTCTTTCAAGTTTTGGCAAAAATTTGTTAAACAATACTTTAGTCTTAGATTTAAAATCTCCTGCTCTCATTGCGTCTATTTGTAATTGATTATCAAAGTCAATTAGTTCTTTACCTGTTACTCTATTATGTTCTTGATAGTGACTTATAAAATGATATGTTGCTGTCCAAATACAATGTGTAATCTTTGGGTCATTCATTATTCTTCCGGCAGAAATAAACACACCCGATTCCCAATCGCTCCAAGGTATTCCAGTAAAAATAGTATCCAAATCATTTTCTTCTGCAATTATTTCGGCCCAATGCTTAATATCCCAATTACACATAGCATAACTAGCACCAGATACTAATAATTTATTCATAAATTTGCTCCTTCGCATGCTTGTCTTATTAAATTTACTTCTTCTTTGTTTTGCTGAAACAGTTTCATCCAGAATGGAGGATCTATTATATGATTTATCATATCAATCTGTTCATTGTTCAATCTTGTAAGAAGTTTATCTCCAGTTTCACTTAGATATATTGTCCAAGGACTTATTTTACCGGATCGAATGTCATATACTGCTCTAGGTGCTGGCACTTCAGTAAAATAATCTTGCCATGCAACATTAGATTCCTTACTCCAATCTGCTAGATAAACAATAGTTCTTTCCAATGCTCTAAGCCCAGGCTCTTTTTTTACAAAATCTTTTAGATATAGTTCATATTTCTTATCACTTGCCCAATCTTTTAACTTTATACCGTTTTTTATCAACCATTCTGTATATTTTTCAGGTTCTAACCAATTGTTTACTTGGCATGCTCTACCAAATTTTACAAATGCTTCATAATATTGACTACGAATAAAATCTTCTGCTGTTTTAGTTGTTTTTGCACTGGTGTTTATTTCATAAAAAAGTTGGAATGCTCTTAATGCTAATCTAATATGACTCATGTCTTTATCAGACCATCGTCTTTTTTTAACACACATATGGGCACTCAGTGTTCTCTCACTGCTAAAACTTTTATCGCACCATTTACAATTCACTTAAATATCTCTTTTATCTCTTTATCCTGCATTCCGGCACTAGAAAAATATTCTTTTATTTCATCAGCATTGTTGATTTGCATAAACAAGTCTAACTCGTCTTTTTTTAAATGCGGAAACATATCTGATACAGCACTTTGAACTTTATTTTTCTTTTTTCTAGTATTAGGTGGTTTTATATATTCGTGATTTTGAGGTTTACCAACTCCACACACTGTAAACAATAGCCATTGTAGTTCTGGATGTTTGCTGATATCACTGAAGTTTCTATTTACACATTCATTTACCAAATACAAATAATCAATGTCGTGCTTACCCCTCACTGTACTAGCATACCTCATCATCATCCAGGCACTAAATGCCTTCTTTTGCTCATCTGTTAGACGAGTATACCATTGCCTATCTTTTTTATCAATGGCTTTCATTACTTCTGCTAGTGGTATTTGAGGTTTTCTAGCCATTATTAAATTTCTCTATGTAAAAAGGCTCGCCGTCTGCTACAGTTTCATGCCATTCTTTGCTGGCATTTTCATCTGCACTATCACTTATATATTTAAAACATCTAAAGTCTACACTGTGATATTGGCATGCTTTAGCAATAGCATATGCCTCCATATCAACAACGTCTGCAGGTATTTCTAAATTAGGATCACTAACAAAATTATCACCTGTGCTACAGGTATACCCGTCACCAAAACTGATAACTTTGTCGTCTTCAAAAGGAGTTTGTCCAAGTTCAAAACCAAACTCACAACATTTCATATCACGTTGAACAAATTTTTTAATTTCTATAAGGCCTACACAGTCTGGGTTGATCCCGCCAGCGGTGCCAAAATTCCAAACAGTAAGAGGTTTATATTTTTCTATAAGAGCAGATGTCTTAACTGCGGCATTTACTTTGCCTACTCCTGTAAAAAATACATTGTCCCACTCTTTGCTCATTGTGGGTGCTTCTGCTTCTAAAGCAATTATGATAATATTATCCACCTTCAAACTCCACTAATGTACTAACACTATACCCCTTTTTTTGCAATAACTTACTACCATTTAAATCTGGCAAATCTATAACTGCTAAAACAAGAATATTTTCTTTAGGAACATGCCAATGCTCATGAATCAAGTCAGCACAAGCAACAGCAGTGCCTCCAGTTGCAATTAAATCATCTATAATAACTACTTTGTCACTAGAAGAAATTTCTGTATTAGTCTGTATTTCTAAACTAGTACTTCCGTATTCTAGATCAAACTGTTTTTTAAAAGTTTCGTTTGGTAATTTTCCTGGCTTACGAGCCATTACAAAAGGTGTGCCTAGGTCCCATGCTACAGGTGATCCAAAAACAAAACCTCTACTTTCAACACCGACAATAACCGTGGTTCTAAATTTACTAGC